AATTCATTCTTTGTCATATATTCTCTTTCTATTTATTAATACTAATACAATACATATTATACTAACAATGTACATGTGACACGATGTCGCACCCGGGCAGACAACTCACATCACTCACATCAGCTCAGCCATCGCCCGCGGGGGCAGGACAACAGGAAGTGCAGTACTAATATAATGGATGACAGTTAATTAGGAGTTTGGGAGTTTGTGAAGGGCGATAGTTTTGGTATCGCCCCTCAATTGTCGACTGAACTAAAGTGACAATTAGTTTAGGACTTACAGATATAACTACCATGCCTCTTAGTTAGATAAGGGATTTTTGCCCCTCTTAAGAATCATCACAAGGCGATTAACTCTTGCTTTAACAATCAGTTTAGCGACTCTTACTAACTATTCTTATTATACCACACCAAGGTTGGTCGTCCAAGGACATTGATAAATATCTTGTGGATAACTCCATTCCTATATTGTGCAGAGCCAAACCACTTCTTCTTATTATGATAAATCATGACTGTCTTTCTGCCGGGCGCGCCCGGTGCGTAAACCTGAAAGGTGGCCATCCTGCTTTTTGGGATGGGACCTTCCAGGAGTTTAGGAGTTTTAGGATCCAGGCAGCAGCTGTGGCTGCAGCGTATGCTGCCCGGTCGCAGCAGGTGAACGCATCACCAACTCCCCGAACTTCGTAGTACCAGTACAATAATAAGGCAGAAAACCGCCAATTTTACTGGTATTAATAAACCTAGTCAATCCATATTTGCCTCTCTTTCTCATTCTATCAATAGATATAGCTCAGCTCCGCTGGGATGTCAACAGCTACCAGCTAAAAAATTTCCCTGTTTTCAGCCATTTCATTTCCGTGTTGTTCCCGCGGGCGCCCGGGCGGGCGAGAACATATTTCTTCATTAGGCACAGGTTGGGGAGAAATAGTCAGGAGTTTGGGACTTTTAGGAAATGGCAGAATGGCAGAAGTCCGCCGATCATCAGCTCCATAGTTTCCCCGGCGCGCCCGGCGTACAAACCAGCAGCTCCATAAGGCGAATGACGGGAGGTTTATTCCCGGAGTTTGGGACTTTTGGAGTTTGCGAACTGCGTCAGCTGCATCCCGGCCAGCGGGCCGTGGTACAAGGGCCTTGGTCCTTCGTCCAAGTTGGTAGAATCACGGAGTTTTGGAGTTTGACTACCGTCAAAAAGCTTTACGACCCCCTTCCCGGGGTCCGTAATTAGGATAAATACAGGAGCACGACGCATAGAATAAGAGACATGGAAGGCATGTTGTAGAGGTGATATGAGTACTTTTGCGTCCCCTTTTTTATTACGCCTCATTACTTTTAATTCTAACGTAAAGAATCCACAATCCTCATGATATACTATGCAATCTGGGAATCCTGGTGTAACGTAAGACTCAATACGCGATACTAAATACTTACCACTTTCTAAGTATGTCTTTACACTCTTCCAAAAATTTGTTTCCGGTTTTGCGGTCATACTTCTTCTTGTTCTTGTTCACCTTTTGTTTCCACTGGGGTGATGTCAATTGGCTCGCTATCGGATTCTTCTTCGACCGATAAGATAGTTTTATTATTTTCTTTCCTGAACTTTCCATCTAATCCTAATTCCTTTAATTGTTTTAAAACTTCATCACGGGACATGCTGTCAATACTGCCAGTTCTGATTTCTTTACGGTCAATGTACAATCCCGCAGCTTGTCCGCGCAACCGTTCAGCATTAACTGCAGCACTATAAGACTTAGCATCAAGCGCAGTTTCGCGCAGACGTGCCAACTCTTGGACATGCTTATCCATTTCAACTTTATGTGTGTTTGCAATCTCTTCTCTTCTTTTAACTATAGCTTGTACAACCTTGGGTGACTTTTTAACATTTAACAACTCTGATGCTGTTACAGCTGCACGTTCTGGTTTATATCCAGACTGTCTAGCACATTCAGTGGGTGTAAGTCTACCTTCATTAGCAGAATACAATTCAACAAATATTCTTTGTCTATCAGTCAACCCATCTTCGCCTTTCGGATGCTTTAATGCCATGTCCCTGGTATTACGGATGGTATTGGCAACAACCTTTTCACCAACCTTATCTATCTTATTGATTATACTGTCTTTTTTACTCATTTCAGTTACTTTTTCCTCTTTTTGCATGCTTAACCCTTGAACTCCCAATACCTTGCCAATACCGAATATCCTTTATCACACACCAAAAACACTAAAAGGTATTGGAGTATTGGCAATATCCCGGTATAAAAAAAATAAAAAAACTTTTGAGCATCCAGCGCCATATACAATACCTTTTTATTTTAGCATGATAGTACGATTACAATACTTCTCATATGTTAAATAACCGCGCTTTTCTAGGTTTTTTATGTACTCATGCACGTTGCTCTTTGATTTCATGCCATTCATCTGTTTCATCTCTTCATAAGAGGGCGAATAACCGTTTTGATGAATAAACCCAGTTAATACCCTAAGAAACTGCGCTTGTTTAGGTGTTAATCCTTGTTTCTTCGTAATACCTTTGCCAATACCCATTATCTTTTTTCCTCTAATCCTTTAGCTTTAGGTTGACCCCAATAATAATGTTCTACTTGTCTAATCATTTCATTGTATCCCCACTCATTTATTACCTCTTTTGTTATGCTTTTCTCTAATGTATCTTTAATTTCTTTCTCTTCATGTGTTAACTCCATTCTTTTTGGAGCATGTTTGCGCACATATGTGCTAATTTTAGACCATGTAATGATCGTATCACTCTTTTTTGGTCTTAAATAACCTGCCTCAGCATCTAACCTTGGTAAATCTTCTGTTCTATCAAAATTATCAGCTATATATTTTATTACTTCGTCATCATTTTGAAATTGTTTAACAACTTTCTCTACTATCTTTTTGTCTTGCCATAAATTAATTTCGTACGTCGGCATGTGATACTCCTAAATATTCTATCTTTGTTACCCATCCTTGTGGAATAGCAATAGCACCACCCCCATGGTCATCATCCCGGTCCACGCACCACGAACGCATGACCACTACCTTTTCCTCATTATTAACTACCAAATACCCAACCTCCTGGCACGTTGCCAAAGGTGCAGCAATAATATCTTTAATTGCAATCCAACCAGTTTCGGTATCACGGGCATCGAGCCACGTCACACGTACCATTGGAACTTTGTCAATTTCCATTTAAAATCCTGGATATTCGGGGCAGGATATGCCGTCCATGGACTCATAATATCCAACAGCATTATCTGCAGCACGCATCTCTTCCTCATTATCTTCAAACATAGCACTATAAAATGCGTCACGTGCACGTTTTAGCTCATCATGAACATCTACCATTTTACACACTGGGCTCATAAACCAAAAAAGATTTTATATACCATCAAAAGTACGTGAAACGCTATCCATAATTTAACAGGAATAAGAAAAAACCAAAATAATGTCCAAATCATGTGCGCACCGCTATGTATTCATAATCAAAATCGCCATGTCTTTTTTGTACTAAAGTCACAAGATTGTCTTCTTCACTATCTTGTACTAATTTACGTAATCTAAATACTCTTGTGTTATCACTAGGAGATATGGACCCTAACTTAGGATCACATAAATAACCACGGTAATATGTTATACGCGCAGTCTTAGGTGCTTTGTTAATCCAATTTGTGTATGCTTTTAAACTAATCATATTTCTTTCTAATACGAAAGCTCTCGTAGGACTTGCATGACCGCACCTACAACCTTTTCACGACAAATCATGTTCTACATAATAACGCTACTTCAGTACCACCTTTAGCTACCTCAGGCACTCGCCCGTACTTCCCCAAAAGTATGCTTTACAACTTTGTTATTGTTGTTCAGCCAGAGAGTACCAACTCATTGCAATTGTGCTGGCCTTCTCTTTCGTATAAGTATTTATACCAGAACAAACAAAACATTTCAAGAACTTTATTTCGCTGTTTTCCGCGGTAAATCGTGTCAACAAAAAACTTGCGTAAGTTATCCACAATATATATAACTAAATTCTCAACTTCATTTCACCCAGTGGACTGCCTTGTCGCTCAATAAAACATAGAGCGAGGGCGGTCCCATTACTAAAAGAGATTAGATGTCAAGAAGAATTAAAAATGTATGGAAAGATTTCTTAAAATGGTTAAGATATGAACCTCATAAAACATACATGCGAGGAAAATAGTGATAAAAGTATTTATGGCCATAATTATAACGTCAATGCCTAATTGGCCATCAGTAAAATACCAAGGATATGTATACCCAGATTTAGAAACATGTTTAGAATATAATGAAACTATTATTAAAGATTTTAAATCTTATGCACGCAGTCAAGGGGATAATGACATACATTTTCAATCTTTTTGTTTTGAAGTAGACTCATATCCAATTAATGGTATAAGTAACCTCAATACTTAATCCTGGAGGGACATGAAGTACTTTAAATACCTGGCGTCATTGCCAATTCTTATATCTTTGATAGCCGGTGCATACGGAACTCTTAATTACATAAATAAATTAACAGCGCAAATTGATGCAAGCACTGACACTATTAACATACTAAAAGTAGAAGTAGAAAACTTAGAACAGCGTGTTTACGGTGACATAGACAACATACACGCTATCTTTACTGATAAAACAAGTAGAAATTCTAACAACTATGCGTCAGCTAGGGAAGAGCTCGTAAAAGAAATGGCAGACATGGCCTCATGGGTAGGACGTATCGAGGGTATTGTTGCAGCACTGCGTGATGGTTCGTACAAACTAGCATCACAAGCAGAGTACCAGGCGTTAGAAGAGATAGTAAGAGGTAATACAGATTCCATAAGACAAATAGGTTACGATATTAAAGACATAGAAAGAGTAGCATCAGGCGGTTATTAATGAATTACGAACGTGGCCTGTTAGCATTCTTAATGGTATTATTAATTATATGTT